TAGGTGGTACGAAGCTGGGCAGACGATTGCAATACTACCAGAAGAGATAACATATTGGGGCTATTTACCTGAGCCGCCGGAGGAGGAGGAATAAACTAAGGATTTGAAACCGTACTATCAAGACGATTATGTTACGTTATATTGCGGGGACTGCCGTGAAGTATTGCCGTCGCTCGAGCCGGTTGACTTGGTTTTGACTGATCCTCCTTATGGCATTGGAGAGGCGGCGGGAGCAAATAAAAACAGAGGAGGTCCCGTGGGTGGCAAAGGCAAGGGCGGAAAGTTCGTTGCAGCGAAAGATTATGGCACGTTAAACTGGGATAATATTGCGATTGAGCAAGAATTCATTAATAAGCTTGCGCAGTACCCGTCGATCATATTTGGTGGCAATTATTATGCAATGCCCCCGTCGACATGTTGGCTAGTTTGGGACAAACATCAAACAGGGGATTTTGCTGATTGTGAATTGGCTTGGACAAATCTGCCTGGCGCTGTAAGGCGTATTGATTACCTTTGGAATGGAATGATTAAACAGCGTCCCGAACAGAGGTGGCATCCTACTCAAAAACCATTAGACGTTATGAAGTGGTGCATAAACCAGGCCGATACGAAGTTAAAAAAAAGAGTAGAAACTATACTAGACCCGTTTGCTGGCTCAGGGACTACACTTAGGGCGGCTAAAGATATGAGCCGTAAAGCTATAGGCATTGAGCGAGAAGAACAATATTGTGAAGTAGCGGTAAATCGATTGCGACAAGAGGTGCTTTGCTTATGAAAAAGAAAGTATTGACCGATGAGGACCGAGAAAAAATTAAGCGAGCGGCTGGTTTAGTATCAGCCGAGGACGTGGCCGCAATTTGGGGAATGAGCAAAACGACGCTCTATAAGTATTGCGCAAAAGAGATAGAGGAGGGGAAAGCGGGAACACGGCTATTTGTAGCGGGTAAACTTTTGGACGCTATAAAACAAGGTAATATCGCGGCAATTATCTTCTATTTAAAGACGCAGGCGGGATGGCGAGAGGTGTCGCGAATTGAAACAGTTAGTGAAGTGACTCACAAGGGCGTGATCAGGGAGGAGCCTCTTGACGAAGACGAGTGGCAAAAACAGTACGGAGTCGGTGGCGTGGGCACCGCAGCGGGGTCGCCAACACGCTCTCATTAAAGCACCGCATCCGTTGATCGGATACGGAGGAGCTAGAGGCGGAGGCAAGACAGACGGCGTATTAGGCAAGTTCGGCATTTTGGCGCTCAAGTGGGGAAAGCCTTTCAACGCTGTGTTTTTCCGTCGCGAAATGCCTCAGGCCGATGATCTAATGGAGCGGGCCAGGGAGATATACCTCCCCGTCGGCGCCGAATGGTATGAACAGAAACGCATGTTCGTATTTCCTTCGGGCGGCCGCATTCGGTTTCGACCGTTGGAGAACGACGCCGACGCTCAAAAATACCAGGGCCAAAACTTGACCAACGCAGCCGTCGAAGAGGCGGGAAACTATCCGGACCCTGCGCCAATATGGAAACTTTTCGGAGCGCTCCGGTCGGTCGGTGGCGTACCTATTCAACTCATTTTGACGTTTAACCCAGGCGGTCCAGGGCATCGATGGATACGGGAGGTGTTTTACAAACCGGCACCGTTGGGTATGCGGACGCTCGACTGGAAACTACCGACTGGCAACTCAGTGAAATACGTGTATATCCCATCGACGGTACAGGATAATCGCATCCTCCTGGAAAAAGACCCAGGATACATCGACCGCCTTCACCTGGTGGGCTCTCCCGAATTGGTGCGGGCATGGCTTGAGGGTGACTTTGAGATTACACAAGGAGCGTATTTTCCCGAGTTCGGCAGCCGTCACATCATCGCACCGTTTGCCATTCCGACGCATTGGCCACGATATCTCGGGTACGACTGGGGATATGCTTCGCCGTTTGCAGCCGTGTGGGGAGCGGTATCGTCGGGCAAGGATGACAGCGGGCGGGAGGTACCTTATCCCAAAGGCTCAATCGTTATCTATCGCGAGCTATGGGGCAAGCAGGTCGAGAACGCCGACCAGGGCGTGAAAGTAGCGGCGGCCGGTCGTGGCGAGAAACCTATTTGCGTGGGCGATCCGGCGATGTTCAAACACGACGGCGGGCCAAGTATCGCCGACCAAATCAACGCAAAACTGGTGGAAGGCGGGCATCCTACGCTTAAGCGGGCAGACAACGACCGGATCTCCGGATGGTCGCAGATACGACAACGGCTGATGAGCAATCCGGCGATGCTATACGTCACCACATCTTGTCCGTATCTGATTGACTCGTTGCCGGCGTTGCAGTTTGATCTAACCCGCACGGAGGACGTTGATACGACCGGCGACGACCACGTTGCGGATGCGCTCAGATACCTATGCAAAGAGAGACTCCTCGACAGCGAACATAAAAAAGTGGTAGAACCAGCACGCGATGGTAAGATATTGATCGGCGAGTATATCGCGCAAGTCAGGCGCAACAACGCAAGGACGCAGCTTTAATGGCCAAGTCAGAGACCGTCGGAACCCTCGAAAAGTACACACCTCGCTACTGGAAAAGCGAAATCCAACTCGCTGAAGAACGGCACAAAAAGTTCTTTGACCGCTCCGAGGAAAGCATAAAGCTATATCGTGCAGAGCGTGACCTAAACAACGTCCAACGTCGGCTCAACGTGTGGTGGTACTGTGTTAACACGTTGCTCCCAGCGTACTACAGCAGCACACCGAAGGCACAGGCGAAACTAAGGAAGCGAGCCGGTGGAATGGCTGCGGAGCTTGGCGCCGTGGTCCTCGAACGTAACGTTCAATATGCGTTGGACGAATATTTTGATTTTGACGCCGTAGGATACAATGCGGCGCTTTCGTTCCTTTTGACTGGTCGGGCGGTATTGTGGGCTCGGTACGACTGCTCGTTCGAGACAGAAGTAACCGAAATTGCTCTGATTAGAACGCCGGATGGAAATCTTGCAGACCAGAGCGGGGCGATCTTTGACGTGACCCAGGAGGGAATCGAAATTATCGAGCCGACCGACGGCACAGAGATCGTCACGGTGCGCATACAGGTCGAGAAGAAGGACGACGAGAAAGCACTTCTTGAGGTCGTCGCTTACAATGATTTTCTTACCAACGACGCTCGCAACGAAAGCGAAATTGAATGGGTGGCACGTCGGGCGTTCCTTGACAAGGCGGCAGCACGCAAAATCTTTGGGGTGGAGGCGGCGGAGAAACTCAGCTACGACGCTTTCCCTGAGGCGATACAACGCGACTGGAGGCGGGACCGCGAAGCATACGAGGGCAAGGCCGAGGTGTTTGAGATATGGTGCAAGGCGACCGAGCGTGTATATTGGATGCAGCAGAACGGCGACCGCTCAATTATTCAGGAAGGCGAACCTCCGGTCGAGTTTGAGGGCTTTTTCCCGTGTAGCGTAATCAGCCAGTCGGTCGATCCGGACTCGGTGATTCCGGTGTCGGATTATGTACACTGCAAGGACCAAATTCTACAGATTGAACGGCTTACAACACGCATCGCAGCGGTCGTCGAGGCAATCCGAACAAATGCGCTTTATGATGCGACTATGGGCACGCAGGTCGAGCAGTTACTACAGGGCGACCTAAAGTTCATTCCGGTGATGAATTGGCCGAGCTATAAAGGCCGTGGCGGTGGCGCCAACGGGGTGGAATACTTTGACGTGTCCCCTTTCATTAACGCTTTGCAGGTACTCGGTGAGGCACGGGCAAACGCATTGGGGCAGCTATACGAAACCCTCAAAGTGTCGGACCTACTTCGGGGCGCCAGCGATCCCAGCAAAACAGCGACCGCCAACCGACTCGAATCGGCGTGGTCCTCTCTTGGTCTTATTGTTCGGCAAAATCAGTTCGCAAAGTTCGTATCGGACGGCATTAACAAGCTTTCCGCTATTATAGCCGAAATGTTTGATCCGGCCGTCATCATGGACGTGGCGGACGCCGACGCTTTAATCGGTCCGATGATTCCGGAGCCGGAGCCAAGCGAAGATCCGAACATGCCTCCACCAGACCCACAACTAATGATCGAGTCGATCAAGGGTCAAATATACGAGGTGATCAGCGACGACGAGCAGCGGGCATACCGAATCGAGGTATCTTCCGATAGTATGGTGGCGCTTGACCAACAGCGGGAGAAGGCCGAAGGGCTTGAAATGATCGAATCGGTGAGTTCGTTCTTTCAACAGATGTCGGGCATGATTGAGCAGTATCCTCCCCTCGCTAATTTCTCGATGGCGCTCCTTCAGAACGTCGTACGTCGATACAAGGGCGGCGAAGAGTTGGACGGTATGTTCCAGTCGGCACTGGCTACCATTACCAAAATCACGGAAGCACGGGAGGCAGCGGCCGCACAGCAGGAACCACCTCCGGATCCGAACATCGAACAGATACAGGCCAACTTACAGATTGCGTCGATGGATGCGCAACTACGGTCTCAAGAGATGCAAAACAAGGCGTACTTCGACCAGGAAAGCCTGCTCCTCAAAAACAAGGAGCTGGAATTGAAGAACGCTCAATTACAAGTTGAGATGATGCGTATACAGGCACAGAGCGACAACGAAATGTCGAAGCAGGAAATCACAAAGGAAAACAATCGCGTAAACAATATCCTCGACTTGCAACGGCTTGAGTTAGAGCGCATGGCAACACGGTTGGCCGAGTCGGAAAAGATGCTTGAGGAACGACGGTTGGCGGACGAGCAGGAGCTTGAACGCATCCGAATTGCGCTAAGGACGATGCAGGAAACGCCGGTTGCTGCGCCGAAGCCAGCCGGTCGAAAGGTCGGGAAAATTATCAGCGACGAGACCGGCAATCCGGTCGGAATTGAAATCACTGAGGAGTAAGACATGTCAAACGTATTGTATCCAAAGTTCCTCCAGAAGCTTATAGGAGCGTCGACTATATCAACCGGCACGCCTATCGACCTCGCCACCGATAACATACGTATCGCATTGATTGACACAGGCACATACGCCTACAGCGCAACGCACGAGTTTTGGTCGGCAGCGTCGTCGGCGTTGGTAGGTACAACGCAGCTATTGGGAAGCAAGACCGTGACCAACGGACTATTCGACGCAGCCGATGTCACGTTCACCAGCGTAACCGGTAACACGATTGAGGCTTTAATTATATACAAGGATACGGGATTTGCGGCGACCTCGCCGTTGATAATGTATATGGATACGGTCGTCGGCGGTCCAATTAACGTCACACCAAACGGCGGCAATATCGAAATCCAGTTTGATCCAACCGGTATATTCTCGCTTTAATCATGTTCGGCAAGCCACCAGCACGACCAAGTCAGGCGATACCTCCACAACCGTTAAAAACGTTTTATCGGCTTGTGAAATGTCCCATCTGCGAGGAGGTAGTGCATGTAACCTGGGACGATGAACGGGAGTTGGTAACCTGCACGAAGGAGCATACTTTTGCAGCGAACCTAAACCCAGCATCTTTGACGGAGGTCGTTCGTGGCGCTCCTTAGTTTTGGCGATTACATTACACAGACGGCAGCGGGTTATATTCAGCAGGCGCACTTCATTTCACAAGTGGACAGCGGAGCCAGTGACATCTATGCAGGTCAATTATTACAGGCACAAACGCTAATTGGAGGAGCAATCGACCCGTTTCCGGTCGGGGTTACGGAGTACCGATTAAGCAATATCGAAACCCGTAGCAGTAACAACACGCCGATCTTGGTCGCAAAGATTGTCTTGTTGGCTCAGTACGATTTTGATACGTCAACTCTCACAACCTTTTCGGGAATGCCGACTGTAACAGAAGGCGACACCTCCCGCCAAATATACGGCAGTCTTTTTGGCTATACGGCTTACAGCCTAACCGCTGGTACCGCTAACACAATGGAGGTCGAATACATTGATCAAGACGGCAACGCAGCCACATGGTCGCCAGCCGTTACGCTCAAAAGCACTCCAGTCCCGTTAGGATCAAGCGGATTCATTCCCTTAAACGCAGGGGACTACGGCGTTCAAGACGTAACCGATATGCGTTTTACAGGCGCAGGGACATACACAGGGACGATGTTAGTTGGCGGAGTCGTGCCAATCTGCATGATGAATCAGTCGACGCAATCAACAGGAGCGGGAGCGCAAGTCAACTTTTTAACTCAGAAACCGGCTCCGGTCCCGTTAGCGGGTGGCGAATTGATTTTGCTTGTGGCGTTTAATAACACTGGTACGACCATTATCGGGTCAGCAAATCTTGTAGGAGTAACCTAGTGGGCAGCAACTTTACTTTCCAGAGCGCTACGATTGACAAGGCGATAGCAGCCGATGCCAACTACGGGTCTTTTTATCGTACGGTGTATGCAGAGGTGTCATCGACTAGCACCGTTCCAGCGGCAGCGGTTACGATTGCACAACGCTTTCCGATAGCAATTACAGTTCCGTCGGTTGGAACGGATGTCGAAGGGTTTGTTGCGACAAATTGCAGCATGATTACAACCGATACCGTCGGCGTTAATGTCATAGCGTTAGAGTACCTATTGGGCGAGCTGGATTTGGCGTCAACTTTTGTCGATGGCGTTACAATGCCAACAAAAGACGTAAAAGGCGCATCAATACAAACGGCAAGCGGTCTCACCATGATCGTATGCGATACTCAGTGTGTTTCAAGCAACGGCTCCGGCGGTGGCGGTACTTTGGACATCGAATATACAGACCAGGGCGGCGCAACGGCAATTACAAACTCAATTCAACTTGAGCCAACGATGGACGCAAACACTGCGTTTATGTTTCAACCAACCGCACCAGGCGGAAGCAAAGGCGTTCGAGACGTAACCGATATCACCATTACAGCAACGGG